GATGTGGCATCACAGGTTGCAATATTGACTGCAGTCGATATGACAGAACCAGACAAACCGATCGTTTATGTGGTAGATGAATATGTGGCATCCGGTGCATCTGCAGAGATACATGCAAAATCAATCATCGCCATGATAAAAAGGAACGGTCTAGAGATTGCAATGATACAGAGATGGACAGGTGACAGGTCACACGGTGGGTCAAAACAAAACGGTGGTCGGATGTCGAATACAATGTTGACAGCTGCATTTGCACATGTACTGCAATATCCAAAGGGCAAATTACCGTTCAGAATACGTACGGCATACAAACCAAAATACAGTGTGTACTATGGTTGTCAGAGTCTGCACGAACTCATGTGTGCAAGTCGCTTTCAAATTTTTCCACGTTGTGAACGTACCATAAAAAGTCTGAAATACTGGGCACTCAAAAAGTCAGGTGGTATGGATACGATGTCTGAATGGAAACACTGCATAGATAGCCTCCGATATGCTACAATGGGTGTCATAGATACACAGTACCGTGCACCAAAAATCTCAAAACTCCGAAGGTAAACAATGTCATACAACAATAACCAAATACCACCGATGCCACTACACACAGACCCAGTGACACAGAGACGGGTCGAACATCTAGCCCTTCGACGTCGAATGTTATGTGGCCAGTGGATGCAAGACCTTATCGACGAAATTTCAAACCATATACCAGAGTCAAGACAAGCGACCTGGGGTGTACCTGACATGTCGTCGAATGTATTCAAGTCTGCAACGACGGCACTATGTGGTTTGTATGCAGAACCTCCGACTGTCGGAGTATCAGAGACCTCTGAAGGACAGGCCCAGGGTCTAGTCGGTCGTCAAGGTTTGATACATCATGCAGGTCTATGGGCCTTGATGCAACGTGTGCAGTTCTTTACTATTGGAATGAATGAAACATTTTTACGTGTCGACATGACAGATGATGGGCAGGGCCTGTTGTATCGTATTGTGACTGCAGATATGGTTCAGGCAGAGGCCTCTGCAGGCGACCCATCACGACCCCATACAATCAAAGAACTCCGACTGCGATACTGCAACGACATGCAAAAATACGAGTGGACTATTGACCACCTGTCAATCAAAGACCTCGACAATCCTGTGTACGAGATATACACAGTCAATGCAAATGGGGCACGTGATGAGGATGTGACTGCAAAATACCTTGAACAAACAATGTCAGGTGCACAGTATCCGTACAGAGACAGTGCAGGTGTACCATTTTTACCGTACAGTCTGTATCATTCAGAGATACATGGTGAACTATTTGATAGTTTTAGTAACAGAGAATGCGTGATGGGCAGTCTGAATGCATCTGTTTTGTACACATATTTTTTACACCTGGCACGTGATTGCAGTCATCCACAACGCTATCTGATGGGTGCAACGCTTGCAGGCCTTGACACCTTCGACAACAATCTAGAAAGTCGTCGACAGGCTATTGCATCAGACCCTGCATCCATTCTTGTATTTGCACCTGACCCAGACCTAGCCCCAGGACAACAACCACAAATCGGTCAGTATCAGGCAGGTGGTGATGTCTCTGCAATGTTAGAGTCGATAACAGTATATGAACGTCGACTGGCTACATACATGGGTATCAATCCAGCTGATATACAAAAGATGAGTGGTGACCCACGTTCAGGTTTTGCAATCAGTATCAGTCGTTCATCACTCCGTGAAAGTCAAAGGAAATATGCACCTGCCTTCAGACGTGCAGACATTGAGACACTGGAGATCAGTGCAAAGATTGCAAACAGATACATGGGTACATCATACCCTGAAACAGGATACCGTATCGAATACCATGCAATACCATTGTCACCCCAGGAGTCAAAAGAACAACGTGAAAACATGATGGCACTATTGCAGGCCGGCCTCATCTCGAAGGTCGATGCCATTCAGATTTTACATCCTGACCTTGACGACCTGGATGCAAAAAAGATGTTATTAAAAATCCAACAGGACAACCTGTCATTCTAACTATTAAACAAAGGGTAAACCATGAGTAAAACTATCACACATGACGGTGTCGAGTACGTTGCAAAGACACATGTCGATGAGATTGTACGACAACGTATTGCAAAGTATTCGGAAAAACTAACAACCACAGAGTCACAACTGGCAGAGTATCAGTCAAGACTCGACGAGGCATCTGCAAAAATAGGTCTAGTCGACAATCTGACATCACAGGTTGAAACACTACGTGGTGAACTTACAACTGCCAACAGTCGGTATGAACGTCATACAGTTATCAGTCAGTACGGTATCACAGACAACGGTGTACGGGATGCAGTCGAATGGGCATATGATAGAGAGATGAACGGACGTTCAAAGAAGGACAGACAACCGTTGTCGGACTGGTTGAAAAACATCAACGAACAACCTGACACTGCACCCAGTGTTTTACGTCCTTTCATAGGTCAACAAAATACAACAGAACAGACTGCAGAGGCAAGTGCACAACAGGCATCAATGCCACAACAAAATCAGATGCCTCCACAGATGCAAACACAACAAAGTCTATCAAACACACCTGCACCACCTGCACCACCTGCATCAAATAATGGTGTGGCACATGGACAGGGTACACCTGCACCGAATGATTTGTTGTCCAGGGCAACAGACCCGTCATTTTATGCACAGAACCGTGATGCCATTCGACAGGCATACTACAGTCAGAACGGTAAAACACAAACACCATTCAAGTTCTAGAGGTTCGACATGGCTACATTTAGATTTAGTGATGGTGCAGGTGTACCATCACGATATGACTTTACAAATCTATCATCTATATCTGTCACTCATGGACTGGGGTACAGACCTAACATTTGGATAGAGATTGATGGCAAACAGGTGTATGGAGATATAACATACAATAACAATCTGACATTCACTGTCATTTTTGAGACGACAGAGACTGGGGTGATATATTACAGGTGACTGCCAACAAACAGTCAAAACAAACAACATATATACATAGAGGTATAAAAAATGGCTCAAAGATTTCTAGCCCCTGAACTGATTGCCGAAGGCGTCATCAAACAAAATGGTACAATCTCAAATGACAATCACGTTGTAACCCGTGGATACTTACATTCAAATGTGATCAATGGTATTCATCCTGACTCTGCAAACTATGCATCAGTAGTTGCAGATGGTGGAGTTAACAAACTTAAGATTGACCCATTGACAATCACAAGTGTAACAGTCAACACGACTGCAACAGACCTTGCAGATTTTATTGCAAATGTGTACACAGGGTCGAACTTTCAAGAAGGCGATATTGTCTTTTTAACTACACCGTCACCTATTGAGTCATATATTCATAATGGTGGTACTGCAGGTACATCTGCAGATTGGAATTTGGTCAACAGTGGTTTATCTGATGCACAAATTCGTGCAAAGTTTTCAGCCTCTGCAGGTATTGATTACAACAGTTCGACAGGTGAGTTCACTGCAGACCAGTCAGAGATCCAGGGATTTTTCAGTGCCGGTACTGGGCTTGCATATTCAGGTGGACAGTTCAGCCTAAATGCAACGTCTGATCAAATCACAGAAGGTTCTAACAACCTATTTCATACAGATGCACGTGCACGTGGTGCAGTATCTGTTGCCTCTGTTGCAGGGCCAGATGTACAACTGTTACAATACAATAACAGTACTGGTGTTTTGAGTGTTGAACTATCAGATGTATTTGCAGAGTTCAGTGCCGGCACTGGGTTGTCTTACTCAAACGGTGTATACTCTATCAATGCAGATACCGATGATGTGACTGAAGGTACTAACCTTTACTTCACCGATGCACGTGCACGTGGTGCAGTACAAGCCGACCCAGCTGCAGGTAACTTGTTGACTTTCAATCAGTCATCAGGTGACATTGCATTGATGTTGTCTAGTTTGCGTAAAGGTTTCTTCAATCAGTCATTGACTGCAAATACAGGTCTAGTGTTGACTCACAGTTTAGGTGAACGACTTGTACACGTATCTGCAATGGATGGTTCAGGCAATCACATCGACCTTGAGATTGTATATACAAGTAAAACACAGGTCACTGTGAAATCTGTACAAAGTTTGACAGGTATCGACATCGCAGTCAGTATCTAAACTTTATACATTCACACCTTGACACCTGGACTATATCCCCATAGGCCAGGTGTCTTTTTTTTAGTGTTATCTGTCTTTTTCAACGATGATTGATAGATTGCCTGTACCTGACTGTGTACCTATCAACAGAACACGGTTTGACTGTCTACCGACTTCCATATTGATGGTCAATAGATTGTTTGCAGGTACAAATGAATAATCTGTTATATCGACATCGAAGGCATCCCCGTCTGCACCTTCGTTTGCCCAGTACAGTGCAGAGGGTGAACCGAATGTGATTTTTGTGCAGTCACGTGGTAGTGTGATTTGTTGTGCAGCTGCAGTGATGGATACACGTTTGATACGTGGGTATGCGTTTGTATCAGATAGGTCGATGGTTGCCATGATAGTCCCTTTGTTGTATTTGATTATCTGTGAATGTCAGATACTGTCATTCTAGCAAATGTTAACACATTATGCGATAGAATACACACAGACTACATGACTTGATGTCGGGAGATGGTCAAACCATCGGATAGGTTCACAACCGTAACAGTGCAAAAGTCCGTACACACATATATTCAACAAATTTAAGAGAGTTTATTATTATGACTACATATGCTGATTTGGGCAACCTTCGCCTCGCTGCAATGGTGGAAAATGAAGTGCGTGCCGTACTCGCTGATATGGCATCAATCCGTAACACAGGTGCATTGTTGTTTGCCGGAGACGTTGCAGGCGTCGGATCAAAATCCATGCGTTTGCGTTTTGCAGACTGGGGTGCTGAAAGACCTTTTGCAACTGCAGTCGATGGTGCAGATGTGACTGCAACTGCCATCACACCGTCAACTGTTGACGTGACTGTTGGACGTTCTGCACTACGTTATGACATCACAGACCTTGCATCCATGACAGGACTCGGTTTAGACATCGACCCGTTCAGTATTGCCCAAAAAATGGCAATGTCTGCAGAGGCTCGTATTAATCAAATCATCACTGCAACATTTGCCAGTGCAACTAACAGTGTAGGTACTTCAGGTGTCGATATGTCTGTTGATGATTTCTATGATGCAATGTTTCAACTAGAGTCAGAGTCAAACAATGGTGAGTTCTATTGTATACTTCATCCACAACAGTTGTCAGATTTGCGTGATAGCCTTCGTTCAGAGTCTAACAATGCACTTGCATTCAGTCCTGCAACTGAAGACATGTTATCTATCAAAGGACAAGGTTTTGCCGGTCGTTTTGGTGGTGTTGACATCTTCAAATCTGCATACGTAACAGAGGCCACTGGTAATAAAATCGGTGCAATGATGTCACGTGGTGGAGTTGCATACGCAGTCGGAACACCTCGACCACTTGCAGGTGCAGGTGTTGAGATTAGACCTGCAGGTACACCTGTTGTCGTGGCCTTCCAAAGAGACGAGAGTGCCGGACTTACTGAGGTTATGGGACACTTGTACTGTGGTGCTAGCATTGCAGAAGATAAACGCATTGTCAAAATCGTGACTGATGCCTAAAAGGTTTTCATGGGTGCATCGGTTTTAATCCCTTTGTACCCTGCACCCATGACCCTCCGGGGTCATGGTGTGTAGTCTTTAAAACATTAAAACATTCAAACATTCATACAAAGGGAAAATAATTATGAATACTCAAACTTTTACACCGGCCACCTGGACAGGCAAACGATCTGCATCATCTGCACCTAAACTTGCACTGATGCCGAATGCACCATTTTATTTGTTGCATCATCCGTTTTCATGGGAACTAGTCAAAATGAATGACAGTTGGGAATGGTTGCCACTATTTGGTCAACTGCATGAGATTGCCGGTGTCAATGGTATAGAAGAAACTCCACAAGGCCCTGACTCCACTGTTGCACGGATGCGTTTGATGGATGCAGGACAGACTGTCATTGATAGAGAGTATGGATACATCGCACGATATGAAACAAAGTACGGTGGGTATCACTACCGGATGAGATGGGATATACCAAAGACTATTGGTAATAAAACATTCTGGAACACAGACACAGAGTCATACAATGCCTGGCGACTGGCACTGATTGAAGAAAACATCATAGATGCACCTGAGATTGAAGTTGTGCAGTCAAAAATCAATATGGTCGATAGAAAGATTGACAGACGTTTGAAGTTTCAACACGTACCTGAAGTCAAAAAAGAGATTGACGAACTATACGACCTTAAAAAGAATATGCAGGGTGCATACGATAGCATTCATGCACCACAACAAACAAAGTCAAAGCGCAAACGCAAAGGTGGCACAAATGCCGAATAAAGAACAAGTCGAACGGGTTGCACAACGTCTGTACACAGAACAACGTGAACAGGGTCGACAGGTCTCACGTGAACAAGTCCGTGCAGAAGTCGTCAAACGTGCACAACGCATTGACACAAAGAACAACAAATAATTCATATAGAGAGGTGACACATGGCATATAACGGTAAACCATTTTTCAAAATCCCACGACCTATTTTATTAGCTGGTGGTATTGAAGTAAAAACCATCAGTGACGGTCTGACATTGACTGATAAAGATAGTCTTTTTCAAATCATTGACTGTGGTGGTAGTGATGAAAACATTATTCTTCCATTAGAAAAAGACGGCCGGATGTACTTTATAAAAAATAATGGTCTCACAAATAACCTTGATGTACAAAATCAGACTGCAACAAGTCTTGTCGTGTTGTCACCTGGTGAAGTTGCATTACTTGTCAGTGATAACAGTGTGTGGACTTTAGTTTTAAATGTCAACAATCTATAAGGTGACACGTGTCAACACAACGACTTTACAGCCCTAGAATAAGAATACATGAGGTACTTGAACGTGCACGTGGTTGTTCTATAGACCTTCCAATCTATAGAGACAATGCACTGGTATCACCTACCTCTGCATTTTTAAGACTTGCAGACCCAGATGGCAATGATGTCATCGCACGTACTGCAGTCTCTATTGTTGCAAATGTTGCCACGTACACTATTGCACCCAGTGAACTGCCTGATACCCTTCGTTTGTCTGATGGGTACATGCAGTTTTGGGAACTCACAATAGACAGTGTCGTACATACGTTCAAAAAACCGTGTGCCATTGCATTGTCTGCATTGTATCCTGTTATCTCTGACCTCGACCTAGAGGCAGAATATAGTGACCTTGCAAACATTCGCCCGTCTAGTCTAGGGTCGACTTATCAGACATATATTGATGAGGCCTGGGTACAACTTATTCAACGAGTCAGAGACCAGGGCAACATTGAATACTTGATTATGTCACCCCAGTCTTTACGTGCTTGTCATAAAGGGTTGACGTTCTATCTGATTTTTAAAGATATGGATAGTTCAGGACTCGGTGAAGGTCGATATTTAGACCTAGCCCGTGAACATCGCAAACAGTTCGAGTTTGATTTTAAACGTCTGAAGTTTACATACGACTTGAACCAGGACGGACGTGCAGACGATGAAACAAAACGACGTTCTGCAGTCGGAGTCATCTATACAGCTGCACCACCCATATGGTATCGGAGGTATTAGATGTCTGCAGTGTCATTGTCTACAATCAGACAACGGTTTGCAACACAGATTGATACCTTGACAGGTTTTGATCAAAGTCGCAACCCATACGACGGGTATGGACGTTCACCGAATACCATTGCACATCAAAGGTTCAGTGTAGGTATCCGTGGTGTCAATAGTCGTGATGATGACAGACAACGACGTTCTGCAGGTGTTATGTCAGAGACTGAGGTATTTGTTAGATATGCCTTCAGAATACGACCTAAAGACCAGCTGATTTCATATGACGATGCACTGGACAGTGCACAACAGGTCATTCAAACCATTACAAACCGTTCAACACCATTACACAGTGATTTGCAAATCAGGTTCACAGGACTTGACAACGAACTGGCAGACAGTGGTGAATGGTGTACAATCAATCTATCATTCAACGTTTTACATTATCTTTATTTAGAATAGGAGGCCACTCATGGCAGATAGTTCAGTAGTCGCAACACGACGCGACGGTAAAATTACAATCACAGACAACAGTGCATCATCGTACGAGGTTATATTTGAAGTAGGTGATTTCAGTGCATCAGAACCAGGTGCAGACCGTGTTGTTATTCGAGATCGAGGTGCTATTGTTGGACTTCGTAAAGGTGACGACCCTGTGTTGTCTTTTTCCTTCAGTGTACACATGCGTTCATTGACAGATACAACTGCAGATAACTTGATGGATCGTTTGTATAACCGTGGAATTCACAGTGGTGCACCATTGACATCAACTGGTGGTGATGGGTTTCAACAGTTCTTACAAACTGTCGTATTTGAGACAGACACAAGTGCAGTCGGTTCAGGGAAAACATACACTGCAACATATGCAAAATGTTATCTAGAGGTATCTAGTTTGTCAGAGTCTGCAGATGGTAACACCATCGAGGTATCAGGTGAATGTTATGCCGGTGTAACATACGCACAGACCTAACATCAACCATCATGTCATAAGGGAGTCATGAAATGGAAATAAAAGTAGACACATTTGGTACATTGCAATGTACAAAACCTGCACTGTCGACCTGTTTTGATTTGGTCTCGATGTGGTCTGACGACCAGTCGAGGTCATCAATGGGTCGACTCTGTGCAATGGCAATCTGTATCTGTGCACAGGATGCACGTCTGCCAAAAACACGACACATTGTCAACGTGTCAGACTATGGCAGTCGATGCCTGGATACTTTACTGGGTGCAGATGTACCTGTGAACCAAATTCTAGAATGTGGAATGCAGTGCATTGCATTGATGGCAGCTGCACTGCCGAGTGCAAAAGAGGTCAGTGAAACCGAAAATTTTACAGAACCTCCAAATCTGGACAACTAGAACGACAGGCATTTGCCATCAGTCGGTACTGGGGTCGAGACCCTGAATGGTATAGTACACTGAATACAGATTTGCAGGCACGTTTGTATGTTGATTATGTCATGTCACATGAAACAAAGAAGGATGCAGAGGCAAAAAATCAACAGGCAAAAATGAAACGAGTAAAGAACTGGAGACGTTCAGATGGCTAGAACAATCAGATATGGAAAGGGTCGTGCATCCATTGAGATGGACAGTACACAACGTGATTTGATTATGGCCACGTTAAAATCTGCAGAACCTTCAGTGATAAAGGTACTAGAGGATGTCACTGAAAAACTTGCACAACAGTCTGAAAAACAATGGTTGATAAGACAACCGAAGTACGGAGACAGTAAAGGGTCGAAGTTCAAACACTCTATCGGCCTTCGTATTATTCCACCGTACACCATAGAGGCATTTGTTGAAAACACTGCACCCTATGCCTGGGCAATCAAGGTCGGTCGTGACTCGACATCAAATCTACGTGAAGGCAAACGACTTGCAGATGTTGTTTTGTGGACACCTGCACGTAAAGGTGCACAAAAGGTTGCAGAACAGATTGCATCTGAAACGATAAAGAGGATAAAATGAGACAACGACTGTCAGAGATTGTCACAGGTCTGTATGATAGACTGTATTGTTGGATGATGTTTACATGCATTGTGTGCATTATGATATGGTGTATATTGTTAGAGGTGGCAGATGGCAGACGTAAATAAATCAGTATCAATCAACTACAGTGCATCGACTCAAAATCTAGAGAAGGCACTGAAGAAGATACCAGGCATCACAGATGCACAGACAAAAAAGGCAGTGGCAGACCTCGATAAAAACTTCAAAAAAATGGAGGGTTCTGCAGAACGCACATCAAAAAGTGTATCTCAAAAGATGAAGAAAGTCGGCAAGTCGGTTGCAATGGTGTCTGCAGGTTTTGTTGCAGCTGCAGGTGCGACTGTGGCATTTGGTCAAAAGGTTGCAGACCTTACAAATGAACTAGTCGATGCATCCACAAAAACAGGTATAGCAGTCGATACACTTGCAGGTTTGCGACTGGCTGCAGAGGGTTCTGGTTTAGGTTTTGCAAATCTAGAGGGTGGTTTGATAAAGTTTCAGACCTCGATGTTAGATGCCAGTAAAGGTTCAAAAGATTTGTCGGACACATTCAGTCGTCTAGGTGTCGACGTCAAAACATCCAGTGGTGAACTCCGGTCGGCAGATGATGTTTTTAATGACTCCATCAAATCACTGGGTGCAATGGAGAATGCCACAGAACGAAACGCACTTGCAATGAAGTTGTTCGGACGTTCATCAGGGCCTGCATTGATACAGAGTGGTGCACTTGACAACCTGGAGTCAATGACACAACTTGCAACAGAATTCGGTGTATCCATCAACGACGATGCAATAGGAAGTATGGCAAACTTTCAAAGAGAGATGGCAAATTTTGGTCTGGTTTCAGATGGTGTGATGCAAAGATTGATAGAGTCTGTTGCAGGTAAAAATGGACTCAACAACGGTATCGAAGGCGCAACCCAAATCATGATATACCTCGGTTCAATCACAGGTGATGTCGTAGGTTTGATGGGTCAGAGTTTTGAAAACATGTTTGCAATAGTCGAGGCATCTATTTTGTTGATGAATGGTGACTTTGAACGTGCCGGTGTATTGATGCAGGATGTCATGAACGAAAACGAGACTGCAGTGATGAATGTTGCCGGCATGTTTGGTCGTGCATCTGCAGAGGTCGACAAGTTCAATGAACTAAATGCAAAATCAAAGGCATCTGCAACGATGCAAAAGACTGCAGAACAGACTGAACGTACACAACAAAGTATGCAAAAGGTTGCCCAGGCTACAAAACAAGTGAATGCACAGATGGCAGAACTGGATGACTACATGTCAGATACACAGTCGACTGTTGAAGATTTGTTAAATCAAGTCGGTGCACGTGGCCTGCAACTATTTGACCAGTCAGAGGTCGAACGCATCAAAGAACTGGGTGACCAGCTAGAGTTTCAACGCAGTCTGATAGAAGATCAAATACAGTTTCAGATACAAGGTGGTGAACAGTCTGCACAGGTACAAGAAAAAATCAACGACCTGAAAACAGAACAGATGCGTCTAGATTTTGCCATTGCACAGAATGCAGATTTAGAACGACAGGAACTGTTGACCTTTTATGATGAGCTGGAACAAACGCAAAAG